TTTGAGCAGATTGACCGCTTCTTCCCCTCTTCCAAGCGGTGCCATGCTTGCGGCTGGATCAACGAGTCGCTGACACTGAAAGACCGGGGATGGGTTTGCCGCAACTGCGGCTCGGCTATCGAGAGAGATTTGAATGCCGCTCAAAACATCCTCCAATTCGGACAAACTATGGTAGGGCGGGATGCGCCCGAACCTAAACGCCTGAAGAGACCGCGGGCAACAAGACGGGTCGTTGAATCAGGAAGCCGCCTGCTTTAGCTGGCGGTACATCACCTTCCC